TTATTGTGATTCATCGTTCGGTGTTTGAGCGGATCGCTGAGTCTGAGGGTGAATGCTGGTTTGATCGGGTGCGTGGAACTGATGGTTCTTTGATCGGTGAGGACATCAGTTTCTTTGTGCGTTGTCAGGCGTTGGATATCCCGTTGTTTATTCATACGGGGATTCGCACTACTCATCTGAAGAATTTGTGGTTGGGTGAGTCGGATTTCTGGCAGTCGTTTTATGCGCCACCGGCGACTGAACTGGTGGATGTGATTGTGCCGGTGTTGCATCGGCCTCAGAATGTGAAACCGTTCATGGAGTCGTTGCGTGCTTCGACCGGGTTGGCTCGAGCATGGTTTGTGTGTGAGGAAGGTGATGATGTTCAGGCTGATGAGGTTCGTTCTTATGGTGGGAATGTTCTATTTCATTCTGGAAGTTTTGCTAAGAAGGCGAACTTTGCGTTCGACCAGCTCTCAGCGCTCTCTGAAGCTCAGTGGGTTTTCTTGGCCGGTGATGATGTCAAGTTCCGACCAGGCTGGCTAGATCATTGTTTCGAGGTCGCCCGCCGATATGGGGCGAAGGTTGTCGGAACGAATGATCTGGCGAATCCTCGAGTGATGCGTGGTGAACATGCGACGCACATGCTGGTTGAGCGTGCCTATGTGATTGAGAAGGGTGCATCATGGGATGGGCCTGGGGTGCTCTGCCATGAGGGGTATCACCATTGGTTTGTGGATGATGAACTGGTGACTGTGGCGAAACAGAACGGTGTGTTCCAGGTTGCTTTGGGTTCTGAGGTGGAGCATGTGCATCCGATGGTTGGCAAAGCGCCGAATGATGCTGTGTATGACTTGGGTGCTGACAAAGCGCAAGAGGATGAGAAGCTCTTCAAGGCTCGGTTTAGGAAGTTCTCTGCCCGGTGAGAGTTGCTGTCGTTTCGGCGGTGTTCGGCGGGTATGACGAACCGGTGTGGGTTGAGCAGAGTGTTGATTGCCATTATGTGATGGTCACGGATGGGCTGGTGAATGTTCCTCGCCAGTTTGAGCATGTGCGTGTAGATCGTGGTGGGATTGATCCTCGACTTGTCGGCAAGTTTGCGAAGTGCAGACCGTGGGAGTTCGCTGACGCTGATCTGTTCGTCTGGCTGGACGGGTCGATTTTCCCTGACCGAACTTTGGTGGAACGGATGATCGATGATTTGGGTGATGGTGATATCGCTTTCCATGCTCATCCTGACCGTACGAGTATCAAGGTTGAGGCTGGTGTGTCGGCTGATCTGCCGAAATATCAGGGTGAACTGGTGGTTGAGCAGGCGTCATCGTATGTTTCTGCCGGGCATCCGGATGCTTGGGGTTTGTGGGCTGCCGGCCTGTTCGTTATGCGTGATTCGATGAGGGTTCGTCAGTTCGGGCAGTTGTGGTTGGATGAGATTTGCCGGTGGACTGTGCAGGATCAGTTGTCGTTGCCGGTGGTGTTGCGACGCTGTGGCTTGGATGTACGGTTGCTGTCAGGCGGTTTGAGGGGTAGCCCGTTGTTTAAGATTCGTCGGCATTCGGATAGGACGTGATCATGAATTTGTTGCAGGAATGTTTTCGTCGGGCTCAGCATGGGTCGGATATCAGTGACCATTTGCCGAGACTGTTCGAGTTGGCGTCAATCCCGTATGTGAAGGTGATCGAGTTGGGTGTGCGTCGGGGGGATTCGACGTCAGCGTTTTTGGCGGCAGCTCAGGAGCAGGGTGGGGAAGTGTGGTCTGTGGATATCACCCCGCCGGTTGTGCCGGTCGAATGGCAGGGTTTACCGTTCTGGTATCCGATTGTTGGCGATGATCTCCAGTTATCCGATCAGCTACCTGATGATGTGGACATTGTGTTCATTGACACTTCGCATACTTACGAGCAGACGAAAGCGGAACTCGAGTTGTATGTGAAGAAGGTGAAGCCTGGCGGGTTGATGGTGTTGCATGACACCGAGTTGCAGAGGCCGGCTGCTTCACCGGAATCTGATCCGGATTTCCCGGTGGCGCAGGCTGTTCGAGAGTTTGTGGCTGTTCGAGGTTTTGATGTGGAGTGGGTTGAGGGTTGTTACGGGCTTGGGATTATCACCGTCAGGTAGTCTGGTTGCTGGTCGAAAGGTTGTGCTGTGGCGAATCTCTGCGATTCTGATGATGTGAAAGAGGCGTTGGGGATTCCGATCCCTGACAGTGTTGACGATGTGCGCATCGAGTTGGCGTGCTCGGCTGCGACGCAGATGATCCAGCAATATTGTCAACGGCAGTTCACGACGGATGCGAATGCGTCTGCCCGAGTGTTCACACCGGAATCATGGGATTTGGCGTTCACCGAGGATTTCTATACGACGACCAGTCTGGTGATCCAGTCTGATCCTGGTTTGGATGGGACCTGGTCGCAAACATGGACGACTGACGATTATCAGTTGGAGCCGTTGAATCAGGAGACGTAAGGTGAAGCGTGGCCGTACCATACGATCCGGGCGGTCAACAGCCTGTATTTCCCGCAGGATTACGGGCGGGTGACGGTGAAGGTGACTGCGAAGTGGGGTTGGGCTGCGGTGCCGTCTGCGGTTAAGCAGGCCGCCATTTTGCAGGCGATCACCATTTTCAAGTCTGCTGATGCACCGTTCGGGGCGACACCGTTCGCTGATACTGGCATCCTCCGGTTGCGTTCAGCGTTGCATCCGACAGCTGCGGCGCTGGTGCAGAACTATCGGAAGGACCCGGTCGGGATTCTCTGATGGCTGTCGCAACCGTTTCTGAGGTATCGAAACGTCTCCGTGAGGCGCTCGCAAACATTGATGGTCTGCGGGTGATCGAGTTCATCCCCGATTCGTTGAACCCGCCGATGGCGACCGTCGGTATTGACAATGTGATTTATCATGGGGCGTTCGGTGCCGGCAATCCGCAATATCTGTTCACGGTGAGTGTCGTGGTTGCTCGAGCATCGGATCGGATCGCCCAACAGCGACTGGACAACTTCCTGTCGTGGGATGGGGCTGGTTCGGTGAGAGCTGCGATCGAGAAGGACCCGACATTGTGCGGAATCGTTCAAACCTGTCAGGTGACCTCCGGTGGGAATGTCACCTCGATCAATGTTCAGGAAGTGATCTACCTGTCGGTGGAATTCAATGTTGAGGTGTACGCATGAAATACAAGATTGTGAGCGGACGGCTGGCTGAGGGTAAGGCTGGGCAGATTGTGGATTCTTCCGATCTGGCCGGATGTAATATTGGGGCGTTGCTCGATTCAGGTCATATTGTGCCGGTCGAGGCTAAGATCAAAGCAGACGTCAAATCTGAGAGTGCAGAGGACTGAACATGGCAAAGCTCGTTTTCAACAATCCGAAGATCACGATCAACTCGGTTGATCTGACCGATCGGATCGCCCAGGTGTCGCTGAACATGTCGTTCGCCGAGGTGGAAACGACCGCATTCGGAAACACTGCTGTGACCCGTGTTGCCGGTCTCGGCGATCATTCGTTCTCCGCATCCTTCCATCAGGATTTCGCTTCAACAGAGGTTGAGCAGACGATCTACCCGCTGTTGGGTACGACGACTGAAATCACGGTGAAGCCGGTGAACGTCACGACCGCCACCGACAATCCGTTGTACACGTTCACGGTTCTCGTGTCGGAGTGGGCGCCGGTTGCTGGCGCTGTTGGTGATCTGTTGACGGCTGATGTGTCATGGCCGGTTTCGGGTGGTATCACTAAGACAACCGTCTGATGTGACTGAGGAGGGCAGCAAATGAGTGGTGTGTCTGGTGTCGGCTTGCGTGTCGAGCACGCCGGTGAACTGATTGATGTGAAGGTTTCGCCGCGTGCTGCAGTGAACTTTGAACGTCATTTCAAAATGCCGTTCACGAAGATCTTCAAAGATGATCTGTCGATGGAGCATGTGTATTGGCTGGCGTATGAGTGTGTGCGCTTGTCTGGTCGTGTTGTGAAACCGTTCGAAGGTTGGCTTGAGGAACTGGAGAATGTGGGTTGGGTGTTCGGTGATGAGGAGCCGGACCCTTTAGACGAAGGCGCATCAGCCAGTCCTACATCGGATTAGTCGCTCAAGTCTCTGTGGAGACTGGTATTGGGCCGAACGATCTGCTGGATGCGCCTCCGGAGGTGTTCGAGGCGATCGTGGACTATCTGCGTCAGAAGACGATTGACTACAATAAGGCAGCGAAAGGATGATCGATGGCCGCTTTCAATCTGACAGCAGGACAGACCAGCACATCCTCAACTATCTATGTAGAAGGACTGAATAAGCTTCTGCGCGCTTTGAACAAATTGGATGAAGCAGCCAAAGAAGAGTTCAAAACTGTGGGCTTCAATGTGAGCAAAATGGTTGCTCAGCAGGCTCGTGAGGAAGTACCTGTTCGTTCTGGCCGTCTGCGGGGCACGATTCGTCCTGTCAAAACTTCTTGGGGTGCTGCTGTAAGGGCTGGCGCTACTCGAGCACCGTATGTCGGTGTCATCCATTTCGGTTGGCGACAAAAAAACATTCGTCGAAATCAGTTCTTGTATCGTGCGATTGACAAGAAAGCTGATGAGGCTTTGGACATGTATTTGGCTGGTGTCTATGAGATTTGGAATAGGAACGTCTGATGGCCGCTAAAACTGCTTCCCTATCCGTCAACATCATCGCCGATGCAGCGAAGGCTCGTGCTGGGCTGAAAGAGGCTGAGACAGCGTTCGGGAAGTTCTCTCGTGAGGTTGGGAACGCTCAAGGGGTGATGGGCAAGTTCGGTGCTGCTGGCTCATCAATATTCAGCGCTGTGAAAGCGAATGCTGTTGGTTTTGCGACAGCTGCGGCTGCGGCTATCGGCACTTTCGTTGTCAAATCTGTAGTTGATTTCCAGAAGTTGGCTATTGCCGCCGGCAAGTTCTCTGATGCAACTGGATTATCGACTGAACAGGCTTCCAGGTTCATCGAGGTCGCCGGCGATTTCGGTGTTGAATCTTCAGCAGTTGAAAAATCAATCAGTTTCATGAACAAGACGTTGGGCAATAGCCCGGAATTGTTCAAACAACTTGGTGTTGAAATTCAACGCACGTCGAGCGGTGCTACTGATGTCAACGCAACATTTTTGAGTGTTGTTGATCGTTTGAACAAGATTGAAGATCCTGCTGCTAAGGCCGCAGCTGCGACAAGGTTGCTTGGTCGTGGTTGGGCTGAGATGGCTGAATTGATCGCTATGGGTTCGGATGAACTGGCTGCAAGTTTGGCGGCTGTTTCTGATCAGAAAGTCATTAGTCCTGAGGAGCAGGCTGAGGCTGAACGGCTTCGAGCCGAGGTCGATCGGTTGAAGGACTCTTGGGATAATTTTGCGAACACTGTTGGTGGGTCAGTCATTCCTGCTTTGGCTGATCTGTTGAATCTGATTTCTAATACTGGGGAAAGTATTGGGGATCTAGGGAATTGGATTTCTCGGAATCTTGGTGAGCAAACAGATTTTGTGAAGAACGCTAAAGCGATGAAGGATGAGCAGCAGTTTTTGAATGAAGCGTGGAAGGAGGGTTACCGGGCTCAGATTGATGCTCGGAGTGCTTCTGCTCAGTTGAAGATTGAAATGGAGTTGCAGGCTGCGGCGGTGGAGGCTGCGAGGATTGAGTGGGATGCGTTCCGTACCGGTTTGAATATTCAGCAGCAGTCGTTGAGGTTGACGCAGAACATTGAGGATTTCCGGACGAAATGGGCTGGGACGACGGATGAAGCTAAACGGAAGTCTCGTGAGTATCAGCAGGAGCTGTTGCGTATTCAAATCGAGTTGTCGAATGCGGCTTTGTCGATTATCGGTTTGGCGTCGACTGCGCAGAACACTCGTATCAGGTTGATGATTGAGACTGGCCGGTTGGAGCAGGCGTTGTCGTTGATTAATGCGATCCAGGCCGGCATGAATAATCTCGCTGGTGCTGTGACACCGGATCGTGTGGAGCGAGTGTTGGGGCAGGCTGGTCCTCCGGCTGGGAGGACTGCTGGAACGACAGCACCGCCACCACCTCCGAAGGCTCCACCGAAGAAATCCCCTACTCAGCAGATGTCAACAATTAAACCTGCCGCTTCGTATGGTGGCCCGACAATCACCACGAAACGTATCGTAGGGTTGGCTGGTGGTGGCACGTTGACATCGTCTGGTTTGGCGATGGTCGGCGAGAACGGTCCTGAGCTCGTGAATCTGCCTCGGGGGGCGTCGGTGATCCCGTCGATTCCGAGCCGGAAGATGATGGGTGGCGGGACGGTGTACAACATCACAGTTCAGGCCGGGCTGGTTTCGTCACCAGATCAGGTCGGGGCGCAGATTATTGATGCGATTAAGCGTGCTGAGCGTCGTTCCGGTCAGGTGTTTGCGAGCGTATGAGCACTCCGACGATCACGTTGATGTCTGGTATCCAGACACCGTTGGACCCGTCGACGGTGTTCATGTTGGATTCGACGACTCGTGGTGTTCTGAATACGGACATTCTTGGCGGGACTGTTGATACCGAGTTTGTTGCTCCGGTGCAGGGGATCACGATCAGTCGAGGTCGATCACGGCAACTCGATCGGTTTAACGCTGGTTCGGCGACGATTGATTTCTATAACGCTGATCGCAAACTTGATCCGTTGAATGAGGCATCCGATTATTACGGCATAATTCAGCCTCGACTGCGGTTCAAAATTTTGGCTGACAACATTCCGATTTTTACTGGGTATGCGACCGACTGGGATTTGGAGTATGACATCACCGGGAAGGATTTGGCGAGTGTTGCGTGCACCGATTATTTCGGGTTGCTAGCTAATATCAGTTTCCCTGAAGAAACTCCTCCGGCGTTGGCGGCAGGCCCGGCGATCGAATATGCGCTCAACTATTTCTCGTATCCGTATCTGACTGATATTGATACAGGGAACGCCAACCTTGGTGCGTACATGATTGAGGATGGGACACAGCTGCTGGATTATCTGTTTCAGATCGCTAAATCTGATGCCGGAAAATTGTTCATTGATGGTGCCGGGGTGTTGCAATATTTTGATCGTTTCGGTCGAGGGGAGTCCGCTGAGGTTGCTTTTGCTGATGATGGGTCTGGTATCGGCTATTCGAATTTGATGAATGAGTATGGCGATGAACTGTTGTACAACCAGGTGATTGTGTCGTCACCGGCGGGGACTGCTGAGGTGTCTCGCCAGGATTCGATTGATCAGTATGGATTATCGACGTTGTCGTATACGGATGTGTTGAATAATTCAACGATCGGGTTGGATGATTTGGCTTCCCGCTTTTTGGAGTTGTATCAGTATCCGAAGGTGCGGTTTACGGGTCTGTCGGTGGAGTTGGCTGGTTTGTCGACTGTTGATCGGGCTGATGTGTTGGGGCTTGATCTGGGTGATTTGGTGACGGTGAAGCGGACTTTTGCTACCGGGTCGCCTGGTTCGGTGACTCAGCAGTTGTTTGTGTCTGGGGTGAGGCATCGGATCGGTGTGGATTCTCATGTGGTGGAGTTTGCGTTTGAGCCGAATCCGTTCTTGAAGTATCTGCGGTTGGATGATTCGACGAGGGGTAAGATTGATGATGAGAATGTTTTGGGTTAGGAGAGGCTGATGGCTACTTTTGGGACGTTTACTGCCGGTCAGGTTTTGACTGCTGCCGAGTTGAATGGTGCTGGTGCCTGGCAGGATTACACGCCTTCTTGGACTCAGTCCGCAACAATTTCGAAGACTGTCAATTGGGCCAGGTATACGCAGTTAAATAAACTTGTTATTGGCAATGTGAAAATGACAGCAACATCAGGTGGGACTGTTAACAACAATGTTGTTGTTGGTCTTCCGGTTGCAGCAAGTTCTAATCAATTGATTTTGGGAACAGCTCATTTTTATAACGATTCGGAAGCGAATAAATACAGTTTTGCAATTCCTTTGACTGTTTTTTATAACACTTCAACGACTGCAACATTTAGCGCTCGCAGAACTGGTCTTGATGCTCAAACGTTTGGTGGAGATTTGAGACTTGGTGTTGATGTCGCTGGATCTGGTGGAATTGCCGTTGCCTCTGGTGACATTGTTTGGATTCAGTTCATGTACGAGGCCGCCTAATGCTTTTCCCGTCCGGTTATGGCACCACGATGGTCGACATTGATGAGCTGTTCAAACGTCATCATGTTGGAAAAATGCATCCGGAGTTCGCTCGACGGCTCAGAGAGTGGCTGATCTTTCAGGACGGTCGGATCGGTATCGGCGGTTCATGGCGTGATATTCAGCCGGCGAAACCCGGATTCGCCCCGGAAGGGAAAAGTTTTCATCAAAGCCAGAAGTTTGATTCCGGTCGGTTTGTGTTCTGTGCTGTCGATCTCGTGCATGTGAATCCTGGGAAGAATCATCGTGCACCCTCCTGGGATGAGGTCCCTCGGAAAGGGTCGCAGGAGGCGAAGCGTTGGGGGTTGCATTGCAATGTGACGAAGCCGAGTGAGCCGTGGCATATCCAGCCGATCGAGATCGACGGGTACGGTTCCTGGGTTCGTGGCGGTCGCAAAGATTTCTCGGTGATGACGATCATCCCTCCGACACCAGCACCGAAACCACCAGCGGGTGCGATCTTCGCCTATCCGGGTCAGCCGTTGCGTCTCGGCTCCCAGGGTGACGCTGTGAAACTTGTGCAGGCTGTCATCGGAGCAAAACCTGACGGTGACTATGGGCCGGCGACGGAACGACGGGTGAAAGCCTGGCAGAAATCTCGTGGCATGTTCGTTGATGGTGTTGTGGGTTCGGTGACATGGAAAGCCATGTTTGGGTGATCATCGTGGATGAGGCTGAGCTGATTCGGGAGGCATACCGGAAAGCCTGGCGTTATCGGCTGGACAAGGTCGCCGAATATCTGTTCCTCGATCATCCTGATTTGGACTCGAACCAGGATTCGATGCTTCTCACCGAAGAGGATTTGAACGAGTTGCATTGGTTGGATTCGGAGATCGGTATCGAGCATGTGACCGGCCGGCATCGGGATGGTTGCCCGACAGGTTGCATGTACAGGGAACGCTGATGCCACCTTGGAAGCATCGACGCCGACTGATTTACGGTACTTGCGGTTTGGCTGCGGGGATGATCGTGTTCGCAGCTGTCACCTGGCGGTCTGGGTCTGATGTTTCGACACAACTGATCGTCGGTGGTGTTTCGCTATTATCGATAGTAATAACCGCATATACCGGCTTCGCCACGTTTGAGGACACTCGATTGTGGGGCCAGCAAAACATAGAACAGGATGAGCATGTTGAACAAGGATGATCTGCTGGTTTCGTTGCGTCGCACTTTGGTGCCGATGATTGTCGGTTTGGTTGCCGGATCGTTTCTGGGTGGCTATGTGAATCCGGATGCGTTGGATGAGGTTGTGACCGGTGCTGTCACAGCTGTGTATTACCTGATTGTGCGACTGTTGGAGTCGAAGATTCCGGTGTTCGGTGTGCTTCTCGGTTCGAGGAAGCAGCCTGTCTATCTTGACCCGAAATGATCTGGCAGTACGTTGTCGGCCCGGTGATGGTCGCTTTGATCGGTGGTCCTGTCATGATCATTTTTCGCCGGTTCGATAAGCGGAACACTGAACAGCATGGTGAGAATCTTCATGTGCTGAAATCCATTGAGGGTAAGGTGGAGCGTCTGGACTCTCGTATGGATGACCATATTGAGTGGCATATGTCGAAGAAGGATCGCTGATGGGTGCTTGCGCAGGTCAATACAACATTGTTGCTGATCAGGGTGCGACGTTGTCACGGGTGATCATTTGGAAAGATGACACCGGGACACCGGTGAACATCACCGGGTATTCGGCTCGGATGCAGGTTCGTCAACGATATGTGTCAACGTCGACGGTGTTGTCGTTGACGTCACCGTCGTCGGGGATCAGTTTGGGGACTACGAATGGTCAGATTCAGATTGTTGTGTCAGCGTCCACAATGGCGGGTGTCGAAGCCGGTGATTACCGGTATGACTTGGAGTTGGTGTCTGGTTCCGGGGTTGTGACTCGTTTGTTGATGGGGTCGTTCACTGTTCGAGCTGAGGTGACCCGATGAGTGTTGATATCACTGATGATGGGTTCACTGTTGTTGTTGATGAGACAACGAATGAGGTGACGGTGATTGCCGGTATCGCCGGTTTGACTGGTCCTCAGGGCCCGCAGGGAGTTTCGGGACCGCAGGGCAACACGGGTCCGACCGGCAGTCAAGGACCCCAGGGGTCTGTTGGCGCCACCGGCCCGCAAGGGTTGACTGGTGCGACGGGCGCTCAGGGTGCGACGGGCGCTCAAGGAAACACAGGTGCCACCGGCGCTACCGGCCCTCAAGGTGCCACCGGTGCCACCGGACCGCAAGGAGATACTGGTTCCACCGGGAGCCAGGGTCCTCAAGGATCGACGGGGAGCACAGGGCCTCAGGGTGCTACAGGTGCTACAGGCCCGCAGGGGGAGACGGGTGCGACGGGAAGCCAAGGGCCTCAAGGATCGACCGGAAGCACCGGCCCTCAGGGTGCGACTGGTGCCACCGGACCGCAGGGGAATACGGGTGCGACCGGCGCTCAAGGCTCTCAAGGACCGCAGGGTGCCAACGGGCAGTCAACTTCGTTCTATGAATACACGATCAAAACGACGATCACATCTGGTGATCCTCTTTCGACGCATCTGATCTACAACAATGCGACGCAGACGAGCGCAACACAAATCAACATTTCTCATATTGATCGAAACAGTGTCGACATCGACATTTTCTTGGCGTTGATCAAAGACAATGATGTTCTCACAATCCAAAGTTTCAGTAACTCGAATGATTTTCAGAAGTGGGAAGTCAACGGGACACCGACAATGCAATCGGGGTATATCGAGATCCCGGTGACGCTTCTCAGTTCGGGTGGGGTTGGCACCACGAACTTTGCCAATAACGATCATGTTTTTCTTGCGTTGTCTTCGACGGGTCCTCAGGGCGCTCAGGGTCCTCAGGGTGCCGCAGGTGCCGCTGGTTCTACCGGTCCTCAGGGTGCGACTGGTGCGACCGGACCGCAAGGACCCCAGGGCGACACGGGTGCCACCGGACCTCAGGGGGCCACCGGGTCGACGGGACCTCAGGGCAGTTCGGGTGCCACCGGGCCTCAAGGACCGCAGGGTGATGCTGGTGCCACGGGCCCCCAGGGTGCTACCGGCTCGACCGGTCCTCAAGGTGCAGCTGGCGCCACCGGTCCCCAAGGGCCTCAGGGTGACACGGGTGCCACCGGCCCGCAAGGTGCCACCGGACCCCAGGGAGCCACGGGCGCTCAGGGTGCACAGGGCGCTACAGGTGCGCAGGGTGCTACTGGCGCTCAGGGACCACAGGGTGATACCGGACCGCAGGGTGCACAGGGTGCCACCGGTGCCACCGGTCCTCAGGGCCCACAAGGAGACACTGGAAGCCAGGGGCCTCAAGGAGCACAAGGCGCTCAGGGAGCCACCGGCGCTCAAGGAGCCACAGGAAGCCAAGGGCCTGCTGGACCTCAGGGCGACACAGGAGCCCAAGGAGCTACCGGCCCGCAGGGAGCAACCGGACACCAAGGCGACACGGGAGCACAGGGAGCCACCGGTGCTCAGGGACCTCAAGGCGCACAGGGCGCACAGGGTGCGCAGGGTGCTGCCGGTCCTCAAGTTATCAACACGGACGGCAATGCCGGCAAACAAGTGTATGTTGGTTTAATTGACCCTGATGTGTCATATACTCCTGTGACTGGCGACGTATGGATAAAGGTGTGATTGGATGAGTGTTCGTTTCGTGATCCCTGCTGGGGCCAAACCGAACGATGTCGCTTGGGATCATCGTCCTGAAACATGGCGTGAACTAGCTGCCCAAGCTGGTGAGCCTGTGATTATTGAGAATTTTGGTTCAGAATGGTGTATTGCTCACAATGTTGATGGTCTTGGTTTTTGTACTGAAAATTCAGGACCTTTTGAAATGATTGAGGTTGATGGCTGATGGCAACAACAAAACACAAGGCTTACACGGCTTCGATCGCTAGCATTTTGACAACCGAAATGAACAGCCTTGCCAACAATGGGAACACTGTTTCTTCAGCAACGATTGACAACACCACAAACCTTGATCTGTACCATGATTTGACTCTGAATGTCGCTGCCCAAGCAGCTAACCGAAGCGCTGGCGCTTCCATTGTTTTGTACCTCATCATGGCCTTGGACGTAACCAACTTTGATGCCGTCAATGCAACCACAGCGGAGGTGGTTGCTGTTTTCCCGCTCGCCGCCAGCCAATTAGCTGCACGGCAGTTGACACGACGCGACATCCCAATCCCCCCCTGGGTTGTTCAAGTATTTCGTTCGAAACATCACAGGACAGACTTTGGCTGCGAGTGGAAACATTTTGGAGTATCGCGCCCATAGTGTTGAAACGGTCTAATGGCTGGCGTTGCTGCAATCGGTGCGCGACAGAGGTTCAACCCTCTCGGCGCACGAATGAACTACTCGCACCCTTTGGCAAAAGATCTTGTGTTCTGTGGAACACCCTATTCAGGTGTTGACTTCGCGAAGTCTCGTAACGTCAGTTCGTTTCAGGGTGACAGAAACGCCGGACCATTCGGTGCCGCTCGCAGAGCTTTGTGGACAAACGCAAACACAACCGATATGAGTTTTACTACTGGGAGCCACACGTTGGCTGTCGCCACGAACGCCCTCGGGACCATTACAAGTTCTTCGCTTGCTTTTCGTCGTAGTGCTTATGTTTCTGAGACAAGCAACACGGGCTGGGGGATGGGTGGGACTGGGACTGATAGCACTCTCTATGAAATTTTTCGCGATAACTCCCTTAGTAACTACAATTTTACCGCGACGGATTTCCCTCGGCACAGCGTCATCGTTACTTCAAGCGACGGGACGACCAAGAGCATCTACCATAATGCGCTTCAGGCAGCCTCATCGACGAGCGGGAACCTCTTGCCCATAGATTCGGTGGCAAATGTGAACATCAACTTCAGTTCAACCCAGAGTGCGGCTATCGCCTGCGCCTGGAACAGAGTCCTGTCAACAAACGAGATTGCGATGTTTGTCGCCGATCCTTTCTGCATGTTGAGTTACTGACATGGTTGTTCCTGGACGCATAGCCCTACTTTCATACGAAGCCCCAACACAGAACAAGGTCCGGGTATGGGACGGATCTTCCTGGGTGCTTAAAACTGTTTCCGTTTGGAATGGGTCAACCTTTGTCGATGCCGACTCAGTGAAAATATGGGACGGCTCTGCCTGGGTTAATGTTGCTCCATGATCTCGGTCGTCACTTGCACCTATAACACTCCGCATGATGTGTTGGCTCGAACGTGGGCCAGTCTGAAAGCACAAACATTCACCGACTGGGAATGGGTGATCCTCGACGACAGCCCAGGCTGGGGCACCTGGCGTCAGCTGTACGGGTTCTGCGCCGACGAACGATACAAGATCCGCATCTACCGACCCCACACCCCGTCAAATGGCAACATCGGGCAGGTCAAACATGATGCGTTCATGCTCGGCTACGGAGACATCCTCGTTGAGTTAGACCACGACGACGAACTGACTCCCGAATGCCTAGAGCGGGT